AAGACCCATTCGGTCTTAATGTTTTAAAAGAAAAAGCATTAGCTGACAAAGCTAAGCAAGATGAACTCTTAGCCGTTGAGGAATGAGAGCTACCGAAAGGAGTTGGTTAAATGGACAACCCATTCAAACCACTAGCTGACCAATTCGATAGCATGCTGACGGCAGTGATAGCAGATAAAACAAAAGCGTTTGACTTAGAGCAAGCACTACCCATGATTTTAACTGCTAAACAGTGCCAAGCGATGTTGGGAATCGGCAACTATACAGAATTTTTACGAATAACCAACATCGACGGTTTTCCTAAAATCGATAAAGGTCGAGGGGCACAAATCAGATACCCACGGGATGCTGTTAGAGATTGGTTTAACACACACTGGCAAGAGATTGCCTAGCATAACACCCCCAACCGTAGCAGTGAGCTAGCGAAGCGAAAAAATAATTATCCTTTTTTAAACAATATCAACAAAAAGCCTACCAAGTGGCTAGCGGTAAGTACGTAAACATATCATTAACGATAACTCCTAAATTTAAATGCTTCGTTAGCTTGTTGGTGCGGTTGGGAAAGAGGAGACACAGTTGAACAACTACAAGAAATCAAGGAGAAACAACATGAGGCCGACAAGATGGCCGTATTCACGGCAAATAACAAAAACCCCTAGCGGCTTGCTAGAGGAATGGCTTAAAGCCAGAGAAGCATTCTATGCCAGCGCTAAGCAGGAGTGCATATCTGCTTCAAAACGGTTGAATAAAGCTACTTATCGTGTCGAGAAAGTTGATCATTCAATTCAGCAACTCGATTCTCGAGTTTAGAAATCTTTGCATTAAGCTTATCAACTTCTTGAAGTTTGAATGAAGCTTCAAGGTCAACTGCTTGGGCTTTGAGTAATTCATCAACAAGTTTGACGATAGCATCAGAACCGCCCGCAAATTCGGTTAGTGCCTTGTCAACTGCTTGTTTAAATGCATCGAATTGTTCGCTCATAATTCCACCTCCCTTCATTTGGGATAACTCAATTGTATCACGAAAGGAAATAAACAAATGAAACCATCAAAACTATTTAGCTGGATTTGGTCAAAGAAACAACCACAACAAGAATGTTTCTTCGAGCCAGTATGGACACCACGAGAAATTAACGACCAGAAATATGAAGCACGTCAGAGACGTGAGCGGTATCTAGCTGCTAAGTATCTTAACGACAAATAGATCATCAACATCTTTCAGCGTGCAGCCATGGCCCTGCCGTGGAGTGTAACTTATACCCATAATTTTTCCCCAAAAAACTTCACTAAATTACTTTTTTCCTAATCTTCCCAAAAAAAGTCTAATAAAACATTGAAACATGACACGGTGGGGCGTTGGGTGCATGCTGAGAGCACTAAAAAAAGCATGGGTTAGGGCCCATGCAAGAAAAAACATCTATACAAGGAGTATACCATGAAAACATCTAAAATTACAACACTTTCAGCAATCGCAATCGCTACAGCGTTTCTCGGTGGGGCAGTGGTTCACGCTGACGAAACACAAGCGGCTAGCAACGTTTACACAGAAGTAGCCGGAAAAATCACAGTAACACCAATTCAACAAACTGAACAGCTCGCTACAGCGGTTGATAATGCTAAGGCTGCTGGGGTGACTGTTGAAACTGGTAATACAGTTAACAACCTTACTCAAGATCAAGCGGCAAACGTAATGAATGAAAAAGCTAGCGAAATTAATTCAGTAGTTAGCCAATACAACGCTGAAAAACAAGCTTACGCAGACGCTCAAGCTAAATATGAGGCTGACAAAGCTAAATACGTTGAAGACAAGGCAGCCTATGAAAAGAACATGGCAGAAGCGGAAGAAAACACCAAGAAAGAAGGTAATCTTTCAGAAGTGGCTGAGCAAGGTTTGGTATACAACAATGCCAGCGAGCCAAACGCTACTCATGAAGTAATTAAAGGCAACGTAGTTGATGAAAAAGAAGTACAAGACGCCGCTAAGGCTGCGGAAGTGGGGGATAAAGATTATTTGGTTAACGCTGTCCTCAATCCAGATAGCGAGTTTATCAACGGGGGTACTTATGTAGCTCTAAAAGCTGGCGAAACTACCAGTGTACGCTATGAAGGGCTTAAAAATAGCACTTACAACGGTCAAAAGATTGCAGCCGTGGAATACGACTACACATCAGACATTGACACTTACGCCATCCTATACAATGACCCAACAATTACAATCGGTCTCATGAATTTCAGTAAAGCTATTGACGTAGCTACTAATGTTCGATTCTATGACGCTAACAAACAACTCATTACATTGACCAAAGATGCACTGTTTGGGTTTAATTCTCTAAACCGCGGCAAAGGCGAGTTTTACGATGACAAGATTGAATATGTTTCAAATGAAGCAGGTTTTATCACAATCAACGGATCAACAATCGTAAACCATGAAGGAAATAAAGCATACGCTGATAGCTCAAATGACGAAAGTGTTATTGGTGAGTGGGACAACTTTGACAGCGCTAAATTCTACAAGGGTGGCATCGTAGGACTTACCAAAGACGGTAAAATGAGTTTCCACTTTGGGAATGATGGCCGTGTTTGGCAATGGTTCGCTATCAACTCAACCATTCCAGTTTCAACACTTCCAATCAAACCAGTTGAACCAGTAGCACCAATTATCAAAGAACCAACAACCCCTACTGTTAAGGTCGACAAATACGAAAACATTTCAGCTACACCAGTTGAAACACCAACAGACGAAACGCCAGAATTTAATGGCGGTATCGTCCCACTTGACCCACCAGTGGTTGAAATTCCGGAATTCGAGGGTGGCATCCCTGGAATCCCAGAAGAGCGTGAGCTCCCACCATTCGAAGGTGGAGTAATTCCAAATGACGCCCCTATCCTCGATTTGCCAGAGTTACATATCCCAGAGGAGCCAACACTAGGAAAACCAGACGAGCCTAAAAAGGTGCCTAGCAAGCCAGTAGACGCTCCGAAAGTCAAAGAGGTAGAAACTACTACAGTATCTTATAACTTTGATTCTGAGCCAAAAGAGGTGGCAAATACGCCCGTTTACGGTGGTACACTTCCAACCACTGGCGAAAAAGAAGGTATCGCTAGCACTTTAGGATTGGTTGTGATTGCAGCTGGTATCACTGCTCTAACTCTTGGATTTAAAAAGTACAACGAAGTTGAGGGAGAATAATCATGGAAAAAAATAACAAACAAGTCGTATTTTACAGCGCTGAAAAAGATGGATTTCTTGAAAGATACAAGGACAGAAGTACTCTAGCATTTGAATTGAAATTCAGCGAAGATTTAGAAGATGCTCTATATGTGCCGATTGAGTCGTATGAAAAACAAAAAGACGAGTTCGACAAGCTTGCTGATGCATTTGGCTGCGAAGTGCTTAATGTGGAAGTTGAATACAACGTAACTAAACTTGACGGTTCGGACTTCGAACGCACGGAGCGTGAAGAATCCATGAAAGATGGTATCAAAGCACTCCTAGAATTTTTGGCGAAGTAGCGTAACATGAAGCGGTGGGAGGGAAGGCATTAATTATGGCAACATTATATGACTTAACTGGTCAATTCCTAGAAATCTATAACATGGAAATTGACGATGAAACCAAGCTCGATACACTCGAAGCGATTGACTGGACTACCGACTACGAAAATAAAGTAGAAGGCTATGTCAAGGTTATTAAATCGCTCGAAGCTGATATTGAAGCTCGCAAAAACGAAAAGAAACGCTTAGATGGTTTGAATAAGTCAGACCAATCTAAAATCGACAACCTCAAGGCTGCTCTTGCTACTAGTATGGCTGAGACTGGTCAGGATAGAGTTGACACCACTCTCTTTAAAGTTGGCTTCCGTAAATCGAAAGCGGTAGTAGTGGACGAAGATAAACTTCCTAAGAAGTATCAAATCGTTAGCTACAAGCCAGACAAGAAAACGATTAAAGAGCTACTTAATAGCGGTGCTACTATCCGAGGTGCTGCACTCGAAGAAAGGAGAAATTTAAGTATCCGATGAAAATTACAAAAGCAACAGAATTAAAAAATAACGATGCTTGTTATCTGATTTATGGCAATCCGGGGTTTGGTAAGACTTCAGCGGTTAAACACATCCCTGGCAAAACGTTGGTTATCAATATCGATAAATCAGCCAAAGTGTTAAGTGGTTGTAAGAATATTGATATCGCAGACGTAGACACTCATAAAATTTGGGATGAATGGTTAACAATCGTCAAAGAACTTTTGAAAGGTGCTGGGCAACCATACGACACTATCGTAGTTGATAATGTTTCAGAGCTATTCCGAGCATGCTTATCTAATCTAGGTCGTGAAGGAAACAACAACCGTGTACCTTCACAAGCTGATTACCAACGTGTTGATTTCACTATCCTAGATAGCTTGCGAGCTTTATTGCAACTCAACAAACGAATCGTGTTTATCGCATGGGAAACCTCTGATCAGTGGACGGACGAAAACGGCATTATCTACAATCGTGCCATGCCAGATATTCGCTCAAAAATTTTAAACAACTTCCTCGGTCTAACCGATGTGGTAGCTAGACTCGTCAAGAAAACCACTGAAGATGGTGAGGAAGTGAGAGGGTTTATCTTGCAACCGTCAGCGAGCGTTTACGCCAAAAATCGTCTCGATGAGCGAAAGGGGTGTAAGGTAGATGAGCTTTTCGCTACGGGATTACCAGAAGGAACTGATAACTGACATAATCGAATCCATGAAGCGAGGTAATCGCAAAATCATGGTTCAATCGCCCCCTCGCAGTGGCAAGACAGTAGTGATGGCTTACATCGCTAAAAATGCCACCGATAAAAACAAAAAAGTCTTGTTCTTTAGTCATCGCAAAGAGATTAACGAGCAAGTCATAGCAACCTTTGAACGTGGTGGTGTCAACCTCGATAATGTCACCATTGGGACAGTCGGAAGCCTTGTTAGAAAATTGGACAAGCTTCCTAACTTCGATGTGATATTGGTTGACGAAGCCCACCACATTAAAGCTAAACAATATCAGACTATCTTAAAACACTTTAAAGACGCTACACAATTATTTTTCACTGGTACACCAATTCGATTAGATGGAGCTGGTTTCCACGATTTAGCTGACGATTTAGTCGAAGGAAAATCGGTTAAATGGCTTCAAGAAAACGGCAATATTTCAGAGTTTAGTTACTATTCAATCAATCTACTAGATATTGATAAACTAAAAACCCGTTCGGGTGAATATACCAACCAATCTATAGATAGTGCGTTTGAATCGTCACAGCAACAATACGGCGACTATATCGACCATTACAAGCGTTTAGCAGAGGGAAAACAAGCCATCGTCTACGTCCATAACGTAGACTACGCTAAACGAGTTGCTGACCGATTTAATGAGAATGGCTACAGTGCTGCTATCGTATCTGGTAAGACACCTAAAAAAGAGCGTGCTGAAGCTATGGAACGTTTTAGGAATGGCGAGCTAATGATTATGGTAAACGTTAACTTATTCACTGAAGGGATTGACCTTCCTGGAGTTGATGTTTGTATCATGCTGCGGCCTACTAAGTCGCTATCGCTATATTTGCAGTTTGCCATGCGTGCCTTAAACCCAAGAGAGGGTAAAAAAGCTATCTTGATTGACCACGTTGGAAATTACAATACCCACGGACTTCCTAACGATGATAGAGAGTGGTCGTTAGATGGCGTGAAGTCTAGTAAAAACAACAGTGAAAAATCAACCATTACTTGCGAGGATTGTTTTGCAACCTTTTGGCAAGATCAGTTAATCGATGGGAATTGTCCTTATTGTGGGGCAGAGGTTGTCAAGAAAAAGGAAATTCAAGATATCGAGCAAGAGAGTGTTGATATCGAATTGAAAGAAATAAACCAAGGGATGGAGTTTATTTCCATCCAAGGTGAAATGGTAGAGGTTAGTAAAAAAGAAGCGGAAATTTACCGCAAAGTTAAAACCTACAAGAAGAATTACACACGTTGTAAGAACTTGGCGGAACTTAAAGCGTTTCGACTACTCAATGGCTATCAACCAGGCTGGTTGTGGCACAAACAAAATGAATTAAAGATTTGGAGATAAAAAACATGGAAATTTTTTCAGTAAATTATGAAGCAGCAGAACAATTCGCAGCAATCGAAAACGGAACTTATGAAGTTTATGTAGCACAAGCTGAGCAATCAGCAACTCAAAGTGGAACTGATTTCTTGGATATCCGCCTTAAAATTCGAGACGACTTCCAACAAAAATTCCGTAATAATCTGATTTTTGACAAAATCTATGTCAATAAAAGTACATTGGAATATCCAATCTGGGTGCTTCAAATGTACTGCAAGGCTGCCAAAATCCCAGAAAATACTGATGTTCAAACCATCGAGCAATTCTTAGATCTTATCAAAGGTAAATCTATGAAAGTTACGGTAGAAAACGAAACATCAGAATGGAACGGGAAAACTTATGAGAATTTACGTGTTAAAAAACGTGAACAATCAGAGTTGCCACCGTTTTCAGCGAAGGCAGAAAAGACACCCGAAGTGTCAGATCTAGATTTACCATTCTAAGACTATGGTAGGGATGGTAGATTATGCCCTACATTATCAAAAGCTAGGTTTTTCGGTCATCCCAATAGACAAAACAAGTAAACGTGCAGTCACTAAGTTTAAAGACAAAACATTTAGTGAGGAAGAAGTTAAGCGTTTGTGGCACGAACACCCAGACGCTAACATTGCACTACGGACGACTGACTTCTTTGTTATCGACATTGATGTTTCAGAAAGTGAAGATGGCTACCAATCTTTAGAAGATTGGGAACTATCCAAGTATATTCCGAAAACATTAACGGCTAATACGCCTTCTGGTGGAAGACATATCTTCTTAAAAAAACCAAAAGGCGTTAACATTAGCCAAGATATTCGAGTTAAACCTGGTATTGATATTAAGGCGAATAATAACAATTACATTCTGGTGGCACCGAGCAACAGCCCAAAAGGAAAGTATTCTTGGAATAAGGACACTGACACGATTGCCGAAGCTCCTAAAGAGATAGTTGATATTCTGAAATCAGAGCAGAAACACGAGCCTTTAGCTTTTTCGACAAACTACCAACGGAATGGATTTTCGAGTAAAACCGCTAAATTATTCGAGCAAATTGCTTTTGGACTTGGCGACAAAGGCGGACGAAACAACGCCTTGGCCAGTTTTATCGGTGGTTTGCTAATTCGTGGGGTAGACGTTGATGCAGTTTACTTGTTAGCTAAAATTGCCAATCACTACACCCCAGAGAGCTTGCCAGAAAGTGAGTTCGACAGGACGTTTGAAAGTATGCTTAGAAAGGAGCTAGACGATTAACATGGAAATACCACCACACATTCAACGGCTTAAAGAAGAATATAAGGAAAAGACCGTTGATCGTCCTATATTTTTGAAAAAACCTAACGATTGGCGTGAAATTCGTTTAGCATGTAAAAGCTATCGTGACGCATGGCTTGAAAAAGCATCTTGGAAAAAAACGCAATACGGAACTGAAGAAAAAAAAGATAATCCTCCTACCCGACTAACTGAATTAGCAGTAGCGGAAGGAATGGAAGAAATTCTTTACATCATCAATCTTCCAAACGAACGTGTTGCCATCTATGATCCAGATAAAGGTTATTACCACAAAGACCCTAGTTTTGCTTATCGTGTCATTCGCTTGTTAGAACCTAATTTCAATGAAACCAAAGCTAAAAATGTTCTATTTATGCTCGCATCGACTACTAGAGTTAACCAACGGGATGATTTTTCTTGTAATTTCGCAGTCGGCGAATTTGAAGAACCTAATCGCTTTATTCTCGTTAAAAATGGCATCTACGATAAAAAAGAATGCATTCTAAAGCCGTTCACGCATGAATTTGTAGCTTTTTCAACAATCGCCACATCTTATGACCAATTTGCAGAATCACCAACCATCAACGGTTGGAACGTGGATGATTGGTTACTTGATTTAATGAGTGGTGATAAAGACCTTGTGAAACTAATCTGGCAAGTCATTTCTGCAAGTCTAAACGGAAACTACTCTTACCGCAAATCAATCTGGTTTGTCGGTGAGGGTAACGATGGTAAGGGAACAGTACAACAACTCATTACCAATCTTGTTGGAATTAAAAACATTGCCAGTCTGAAACTCAATCAATTCTCAGAGCGTTTTTCGTTGTCTATGATTGAGGGGAAAACCGTTATCATCGGCGATGATGTTCAAGCTGGCATTTATGTGGATGAATCTTCTAGCTTTAACTCAGTCGTGACTGGCGAGCCAGTGTTGGTAGAGGAAAAGAATAAGCAGCCATATACCACAGTCTTCAAAAAAACAGTGATTCAATCAACGAACGAATTGCCACGGTTTAAAAACAAAACAAACGGAACATATCGCCGTTTCGTGATTATCCCATTCAAAAAATCTTTCAGTGCAAAGGAAGATAATTGGGCGATCAAGGACGATTACATTAATCGTAAGGAAGTGCTTGAATACGTTTTGAAGAAAGCACTAGAAATGTCATTTACTAGATTTGACGAACCGCAAGCATCTATTGAAGCCTTGGAAGATTTCAAGGAAAGCAACGACACGGTTAAGTCGTTCGTAGTTGAATGGTTTGACAAATTTGAGTCAACCCGCCTCCCATCAAGGTTTTTGTGGTGGTTGTATCAAGAGTGGTGCAAGGAAGAGGGTGTTACAAAATTGACAAAACGCAAGTTTGAAAATCAATTAGCTAAAGCGGTGCCGTCTGAATGGGTTAAAAAACGTTCAAGACCAGGGAAAGAATTCATCCCTTCAGTCGATGTTCCGAAACATTATTACACTTTTTCTTGGTCAGATGAAGAACGCGATTCACCTACGGCATGCTATGAAAAAGTTACCGTTACTGTTTGAGTTACAGTAAAAAGTGACATAAGGTAACCCTCGCAAACCCTTTGACGACAACGTTTCATTCTATTTAGTTACCTTGTTACCCTATTTATCTATTTAAATAATAAATAAATAAATAAAGTATATATAAGTAGAACTAATGATGGTAACAGTAACGAATAGACTAAAAAACAGTCAAAAACATTGATATGAATGGTTTTTAAAGGGTTACTGTTCTAAAAATAAGAAAGGTAACTATTTAGTGAGTTCTGAACATAGTATTCAAAACCAAATCCGAGTGGAATTATCGAAAGCTGGGTACATGGTGTTTCGGATTAACGTTGGTAAGGTCAGAATGGCAGACGGGCGTTGGTTCGATACTGGAGCACCAAAAGGGTTTTGCGACCTATTCGGATTTAGACCAGACGGACAGATATTTTTCATCGAGGTTAAAAATGAAAAAGGTCGTGTGAGAGACGACCAAAGGAAGTTTATGGATGCCATGAAAAAACGAGGGGCACTCGTTGGAGTGGCAAGAAGTGTTAAGGAAGCTATGGATATAGTTAATGAGAAACAGAGTTAAAGATAAATTAGTCGGTATCTACGCTCCAGGTAATTATGACCACACAAGTGTATTAGGTCAAACGCAAGAGTTTTCGAGATGGTTCTGGGAAAACCGCAAGGATATGGATTTAATCAGTGCTAAGTTAGGCGTTAATGCCAAGAAATTAAACCGTATCTTGACGCTGGAGCAGTTACCAGACAAGGAACTATTAGCAAGGATGGTGGAATTATGCGAGTAGCGAAAGAGTATGCCTTATATAAAGGCGAAGAACTAATAGCTATGGGCACAAAAAAAGAAATCGCTAAACAACTAGGCGTGTCAGCTAGCACCATTGGGTACTACGGCACACCAGTATATGCAAGACGTACAAGCGACAGCAAAGGAAGGAGATTAGTCGAGTTATGAAATATGAGGTAGTAGTCTACTACGACGATTTAGTTGATAGCGTGCATACATTCAACAACAAGAATGAAGCTATCAACTAATTACATCGTTTGAGAGGTATTAAGTACCGAAACTCAAGAATGTATCGTGTGGAATTGGAAGAGGTTAAACAATATGATGGACAAAGTTGAAGCAGTCAAGAAACTAGCAACAGTGGGGCGTTTATCGATGTCCTATGCAGAGGACTTATACGATTCTTTCTTTGAAAAACCAGTGGTGCCACAGTATGTGGCGGATTGGTATGAGGAAAATAAGAGAGATTTTGAATTAAATCTATTTCAATGTATCGGCGAGGTTGTGGAAAGTTATAAAGAAGGCTCGTCAAGCGAATTTGAACATTGGTTGATGTCTGAGGATACCGACGTATTGCAAACCCTCGTCAACATGCACCAGTTTGGGTATGAGGTGGAGGAAGAGACGAAGTACACTGTCAGAATCAAAGTCACTAATCAATACTTATGCAACGATGATGGGATTCTTCATTTTTCTCCAGGCTTTAGGATGGATTTCACGAAAAACGACCTTAAAAAATTGAATCTCGGCTGGGTATTCGACTGCGAGGGCATTGAAATCGAGGAGGTGGGGTAGATGGCTAATTTTATCAAAATAAACACACTATACCGTGGTTGCATTGAAGAAAGAATTTTGAACACGGACGATATCTCAAATATACACATCGGGGCCAATATGATTTCCATGAGAACTCCATTTTTAGATGGCTCAAATAATTTATCGGTGACAGAAGAAACTATCGAGAAATTAGAAAAACTTTTAGAAGTGGTAGAGGTGTAGTAATGGCCAAATTTATCGAAGTAAAACCTTTTAATTTCGGTGGCGAGAAACATAGAATTCTGATTAACGTTGAAAAAATCGACTATATCCAAGAGCTAGAAGGAGGCGTGACATCGATACATCTATCGGATGTACCTCTAGACTATTTTGGCGAGAAGGATTTATTCCCCAAATCTTTGCATGTAGCAACGCCGTATGAAATTGTATGGGACGACATAATGAAAAAGGAAATTAAAAATGAACAGACTTAAACAGCTAAGGGAATCAAAGGGGATGACTCAACAAGGGTTAGCTGATTTGGTTGGAGTTACCAAGGGGGCGGTTATCCACTGGGAAAAATACGGTTTTAGCAGTGCAGATAAACTCAATAAATTAGCTAATTGTTTCGACGTATCAATTTCTTACTTGCTAGATTACGACACAAATAACACTTTTTCAGAGTTAATCGACAAGGTTAACGAATGGGCTATTAGTCACGGGTTGGACAAGAGCAATCCCAAAACTCAATGGATGAAGGTAACAGAAGAGGTGGGCGAGATTAGAGATGTATTTCTGAGACCGTCTGATTTTGAAAACCCAGAATGGTCGTTAAAAGACGCCATAGGCGATTCTATCGTAACGCTGATAGTCCTCTGCTTGCAGCTAGGATACGACGTGGAAGAGTGCCTTAAAATTGCTTATAACGACATCAAAGATAGAAAAGGAGTAATGATTGATGATAACTTTGTCAAAGAAACCAAAAAGAGATAACCAACTAGGCATAGCTACTGCACTACTGGTTATCTCACTAGCCATCAACGTGACTACTGTTCTACGAGTGGTTAATAGACCAGTAGAAGCTATCGTGGTGCATAAGGCTGACAATGCCACTGTATTGCATGGAAAGATTACCGGAAAGGAAATAGTCGGGAAACTCTACACGCTTGACTGCGGTGCTTACGGGAAATTCCTTGTGAGCAAGGAACAATATGATAGCGTGAATGTTGGAGATGATATCCCTAGCTGTTTGAAGGAGAGAGGACAATGATCCCAAGATATAGAGCGTGGAATAAAGCCACAAAAGAGATGCACGAAGTGGATGACATTGTGTCTATTGTTTTTGAAGAAAAGCAAATTTGCGTAAAAACACTCTTCTTTGAGAGAACAAGTCGCTACGATTTCGATGATATCGTTTTAATGCAATCAACGGGGCTTCGAGATAAGAATGGAAAAGAAATCTTTGAAGGGGATGTAGTCAAAATGGCTAAGAATGTCTATTCTGAGCCAACTTATTACGAAGTTGTAAGACATCGAGGCGGAGCATATCGCCTTGAGTCTAAGCAATACGGATGTGAATTGTGGCTACGACATACCGACTGCGAAATTGCAGGGAATATATACGAGAATCCAGAACTGGTAGAGGTGGAGCAATGAACAAACGACAATTGAAAAAATCAGTAATGAGAAATGTATCTAAACTTTATGATATGGCTTTCGAGCGAAAACGCTTTAGGAGAGACGTAGCTATTATTTGCGGTAGAGGTCCAAGAAACACAAGAGCACTTACTACAATGGTGGTTAAGAGAACTGTGTGCGAATACGCCCCATTCGAAGCTGTGGGAATAACATTAGAGGGATATATCGCTGATCGCAAAGTGATTGAGGGGCGTGGCTCATGAGCAAAACCTACAAATATGCAGGACTGACCAAGGAATTACATCAACGGTTAGTCAATGAGCGTGTAGCGCTAAAACTAGCACATCTGAGAGATTACAAGCAACATTTCCAAAAAGTGAGACAGTGCAGTGAGGAACAAGCGATTATCATTTTGCAAGCACTCAACAGTGCAGTCGTTGAACGTGCGAGGATCTCACCTCAAACAGTTGATAGACTGAAAGGCATCATTTCTGATGAGCTTTATAACGACCTACAAGCATATCTGTCACAACACTACACAAGGGGCAAAACCACGCGCCCAGTTTTGGAGAAAACCAACGCAGGACTGCCAGAAGGACTGTTCAAACGGTTCCAAGAGGAAGTGGAAGAACTACGCAAGGAACACCCTAATAACCTAAACAACTACATTAGAGAGGTTAAAGGGTGCGATAAGAAAACAGCTGACAAAACCCAAAACGCCCTCAATTGTTGCTATGTGGAGAAAGCTGCCCTAACGCCTTTGAAAGCTATTCAAATGGAAGGGATGCTATCAAGGAAACTATTCAGCGAAATTGTTGATTTTGTTTTCAATCATTATGACCGGCCCGATAAGCTGGATGACGATGCTGACCGCATTATGCTTGAATATCGCACCAAAGGCAAGACAGGCATGGATAAAATCGCTGTCAGAAAAGCCTTATATAAAGCCTACGCTCTAGGTGTGTAGCTAGTGAGGGTTCGACTCCCTCGCTGGCTATTACCAGTCAATCTATATACGGAAAAGAGGAGCCTTTTGATTTCTTTTCATTCAAATCAGCAGAAGCGTGACTGGTCGTGGATGCACCAAAATCCAGTAAATAATAAGTTATAGAATCGAGGAATCCTTTTACACTTTGTTTACAAATCTAAAACGCATTACTGGTGGCGTGATTATCCAAGGCGTATGCCTGCAATAGATATAGGTCAGAAATCTCCATAATTCATCCGACTTAATTCTTGTATTATTTCAAAAACGAAAGGGGAATATCCCCGATAATGATTTCACTATATCTAGGCTGTCAAGGGTTCGACTCCTTTGCCAGTCATTGTCTGTCAAACACTAAAAAACAAACAAATAGATTTTAGTGGCTTGAACACTTTTCAACATCGAGCAAGCTGACAGACCTTGCTCAAACAAAACCCAGCAAATATAATAAAAAAGGATGTGAATTACCCTCTTTCTTACTAGATATCATTACACGTAGTCAAAGGCCTTGCTGGTGCTGATGGCTACAAAAAAAGACCCAGACTAATGCCTAGGACTGTTCAAACGCTGATAATATTATTATACCATAAAGGAAACGAATTTATGAGAACAGTTGAACGGCTGCAACAAATCAAAGCACTTGATAGATACATTGACAGTCAGATAGAACAGATTAAACGACTGGAATCGCAAGCGCTCAAAGTAACGGCTGGAGCTATGCAGACAGACATGGTACAAGGTGGTAAGCGTAAGGGTAAGGATGACATCTATGTGGAACTCATGACAGCTCGTGAAGAAGTAGAACGCTTCACGGCTGAAGCTATCAAACAGAAACTAGAGTTTCGTAGACAGATAGCAAACGTGGGGGATATAGATGCTAGATCCCTACTGCAAATGGTATACATAGACCAGCTAGATATCTGGCAGATATGTGACCGCATGGGCTTTAGTAAGGCTACCTACTATGTTAAGCTAAGACAAGCTGAGAAGTATTTGGACTAATCTATAGTGGTATATACCAATCCATACTGCATCATACTTACGACGTGGTAATATAGTATTATCAACTTAGAAGGACACAGCAGTGTTCTTCTTTTATTTTATCTGAAAGGAGGTATGCCAATGCCGATGGTCAGACGATGTAAGGCAGAGGGGTGCCGTGCCTTAACAGAGAGACCAGCACACTACTGTACGACACATAGCAGTATGGAAGCAGCATACATGGAAGAGAGGCAGAGATACTCACGTACTAGATACAACAAGCGAGTGAGGAACCGAGACGATGAGAGCAAGGAACGGTATGCGTTCTATCGCTCAAAGACTTGGTCTTCTATTCGTAAGATTGCATTGGAACGTGACAATTATCTATGTCAGTACTGTCTAGCGTTGGGTGTGACCACACCAGACGCACGCATAGGCGACCACGTTACACCCGTTGAAATTGCGCCAGAACTTAGGACTGAAATTTCAAACGTGGTAGCAACGTGTAGGAGCTGCGATAACACCAAACGGACACTAGAACAAGAAATCTATGGTACTGGTCAGAATAGAACGAAACAAAACACGGAGCTACGACTTTCCGTGGCAGCGTGGGCAGGTTTAATAGCCCAGAAAAAAGAGAACGTCGTTAAACCCCTCTAATAAGCCCATAGCACGATTTTATAATAAGGGTGGTATAATAACCCTCGACACGATTTAAAATTGACCCCCGCCCCCTTCTCGTGCCAAGGAGAGCCGCCACAAGGTGTTCTCTTGTATCGCACGGCAATTTTGAGGATTTTTAAATGGTGTCATAATGGAAAATAGAAAGGAGGGTGCGATGTGGTTAAGAATCCATACTTCAAACAAAATTCGGGGCATTTACCAACGGACCCTCCGAACTACTTAGGTCCGGTGGCTAGAGAGACTTGGCGCAAAATCATTCCGTTTTTAGAAACAACAGAAAAGGTCGAACGTATTGATACATTCCTAGTGGAAACCTACTGCACTAACTACGAGATTTACAAAAAAGCCTATGAGGACGTGAAAGAAAACGGTATCCAAACCGAGATTAAAAAAATCATCCAAGCACAAGGCAGTGGCGAGATTCTAGGCGAGCAATCAATGGGCTTTAAAAAGAATCCAGCCGTTGCGACGATGAAAGACGCTACTGAAACCCTTAATAAAATAGGCATTCAGCTAGGTCTGACACCTAAAGGCCGGGCAGAATTGACAGAAATAGCCGGAAGTCAAGCGGATAACAAATCTTTAGGAGATATGATGAAAGATTTTCTAGGGAAATAAAAAAAGAATAGCTTACGCCATTCCGAGATATTCCTTTAGTAATCTTTCGATAAGCTCTGCCACACTGGTGTTTTCTTCGATGGCTTGAATTTTCGCTTGTTTGATAACATCTTCATCAATAGTTGTTGTAAATTTTTTCTTCATGGTTTACCTCCTAAATATATTATACGTGATTATTTATAATTGCACAATACGTACATACGTGTTATAATATATTTAGAGGTAGCGATATGACTAAGAAAAAGACGGATTCTGAATTTAAAGCTCAAGTTGAACAGATTGCCAAGGGAGAATACTCTTTTCTCGATGCGTACAAAGATGCAAAAACAAAGATTGCTTGTTGCCACAATAAATGTGGAAACGTTTGGGAGATAAGCCCAGACAACTTTCTTAGAGGGAAGAGATGCCCAGAATGTCAAGCAAGGTTGAATGTTTCAAATCGCCGAAATTCTTTAAAGCAAGTTAAAGAGTTAATCCGTGAAAAAGGTGGCGGAGATTTTATATACCTTTCTGGATATGTGAATTCTAAATCTAAAGTAAAATTGAAACATTTAAGATGTGGCAAAACGATAGTTAAACCATTCTCAGCGTTTTACGCCGGTATCACTTGTAGTTGCGAAAAGACAAATAGAGACATCGTTGATTTCAAAAGCAGTGGTGATAGAATACAGTGCAAAGCTGATTTTCAACGCTATATTGATAAGTACGCAACCGGCGAATATGTGATAATTGGGAAATACACAAAATCGACAAAACCGATACTTTTGAAACATGTAGAATGTGGGAATTTAACAGAAATTTCACCTCACAATTTCAAAAATGGTGTTAGGTGTGATAAATGTAAAAGTTATAAAGGCGAGTTAAAAATAAGAGATTTACTTTTAAAAAAAGGTGTGTTTTTTGAAGAACAAGTTAGATTTAGTGATTGTAGACTAAAAAAACCTTTGGTATTTGATTTTTTCTTGCCAATTCACAATGTATTGATTGAATTTGATGGAGAACAACATATAAGACCCGTTGAAAGATGGGGTGGAGAAAAAGCGTTTCAACTTCAAAGAAAAAGAGATGAGATAAAAAATAACTACTGTAAAGAAAACGGCATCACCCTTATTAGAATAGGGTATTACGAAAACATAGAACAAAAAATAAAGCGTTATGTCTAACGTTTTATTTTTTTATTGGAAAGGAGCAATGGTGAAAACAAATCTGATAAAAACTCATGATATAGATGCGGCATATAAAGAATTTGATTTTACCGACATCGCCCGAAAATATCAAGACGACGGCACAAAGTATTGCTTCGATGCCTTAGAAGGAAGGATAGTGACTGGATACATGATTAAACTGGCATGTTTCAGACATTTACGAGACCTACAAAGACAAGGTAGCGACGACTTTCCATATACCTACGAAACGACTGAAGCAGACAAATTATTGCGTTTTGCTAGGATATGTCCAAACATTGATACCGGTGAGCCTACACAGTTGATGCCGTGGCAGAAATTTATCCTATGCATGCTTTTTGGGTGGAGAAACGCTAACGGTGGTAAACGTTTCAGCCGTGCCATTGTTTCGGTTGGTCGTGGTCAAGGTAAAACGTATTTGATGGCTATTCTTACGGCGTATTCATATTTTATTGAAAGTTTCGGGTTGTCAAACCAAGACTACCTTGTTACCTCAATCAATTTTAAGCAAACTAATAAATTGCTTGGTTACATCAAATCAATGATGAAACAGATAATTCAAAACGAACCTTTTAAAAGTTTGGCGAATGAAACTGAATTAGGTTTGCATAGCGACCAAGTTATTATGAAGGCGAACAACAACGTTTTAAGGGCTATTTCTGCTGAAAGTGGACAATATGATAGTTTTCACTTTACAACCGCTATTTTTGACGAAATCGGAGAAATAGAAACAAGAGATGCAGTCTCTAAAATCGTTTCCGGACAAGTAAAAGTACCTAATAGACAATTTGTTCAAATTTCTACCGCTTATCCAAACCCATCTGTCCCCTTTAGAGAAGACCAAAAAATCATGCAACAAGCTATGGAAGACGATGACAATAGGGAAGCGGATACGTATCTTTGTTTAGTGTGGTCGCAAGATAATCTTGATGAAGTCTTCCAACCGGAAACATGGGGGAAAAGCAATCCGCTTTTAGATCTAGAGCAAGAGCGTGATAACCTCATGAAAGGGTTGATGGACAAAAGGGATAGCGATTTATTAAGTGGCAACCTTGCTGATTTCCAAGTTAAGAACATGAATTGCTGGCTATTGGCAGATAGCAATAGCTTTCTTGATTTAGACGATATTGAAAATGCAGTCGTTGATGAATTTGACATCAAGGGTAGGCGCGTGTATGTCGGACTTGACGCTTCAATGTTCAGTGATAACACAGCGATTGGTTTTGTTTATCCTTATGTCGCTGAAGATGGTAGTCAGAAATGGCATATCGAACAACACAGTTTTATCCCTTGGCAACAAGCCGGCTCATTAGAAGCTAAGATGGAACAAGATGGTGTCAACTATCGAGACTTGGAAACCAAGGGTTATTGTACAATTACGAGCCATCCACAAGGGCTTATCAATCCAGAGGAAGTCTATCGATGGTTTTGTGAGTATGTCGAAGATAATCAACTTGACGTGGTCTTTTTTGGATATGACGCTATGATGGTTAATAAAATTATCAAAGCTTTGGAATCTAACACTAGTTTCCCAATGATGCCGATTAGACAGCGTACCAGTGAGTTAAAAGACCCAACAAAATTCCTTCAAACACTCTTTATTGAGGGCAATATTACCCGTTTAGATGACGAAATCATGCGTAAATCATTGATAAATGCGGTAATCAAGGAAGATAACATTGGTATTCAAGTCGATAAAATGAAATCTACCTATAAAATCGACGTAGTGGATGCCCTCATAGATGCGTTCTATGATGGTATGTATGCGTTCGAAGACTACGCTATTACCAACAATCCAACGTGGAAGGTAGAACACATGAGTCAAGAGGCCGTTCTAAACTGGTTGAAAAACCCAGATAGTGGGCTATTAGAGGAGTATTAATACATGATTTTGAAGTTTTTTAAGGCGATTTGGGCAGTTTTTGACATTTTGATGTTCATTTTAGCTGCAATTTCGCTTAATGTGACCACTTACCACATTGGCTATGTGTGGTTTGGCGTTAGTATGACAATCACATTCGTACTAGCTGGGCTAGTGAGTGAATTAGCTAGCAAAAAAGGCTAGAAAGGAGGTGATAATAATTGCCGATATTTAATTTAGCAACCGAGAGCCCACCGAGTAACCAAGGGGGCTTTTTTGATATTGCTGATCCAGAGTTTTTAGCTACCTTGAATGGTAGTGAGTGGGTTTCAGCCGAAACTGCTCTTAAAAACTCGGATTTATTCTCTATTATCAGCCAGTTATCTAACGACCTTGCGACTGCCAAGCTAACAACTAGCCGAAAACAGTTACAAGGTATCGTGGATAACCCATCAAACAACGCTAACCGCTTCAATTTCTATCAGTCTATCTTTGCTCAAATGCTATTGGGTGGCGAAGCCTTTGCTTACCGATGGCGTAACGACAATGGGCGTGATATGAAATGGGAGTATTTAAGACCATCTCAAGTCTCATTTAACCGTTTGGATAATCAAAACGGTCTTTACTATAACATCACTTTTGATGATCCACGCATTCCACCGAAACAGCATGTCCCACAAAGCGACATCTTACACTTTAGATTACTGTCAGTGGACGGTGGTTTGACAAGCGTAAGTCCGTTGATGGCTCTTGGTAGAGAATTGGATATCCAAAAAGCCAGTGATAAGCTAACGCTTAACTCTCTTAAGAACGCCCTAAACGCCAATGGTATTTTGAAAATCAAAGGCGGCGGATTGCTCGATTTTAAAACTAAGGTCTCACGCTCACGACAAGCAATGAAGCAAATGCAAGGTGGTCCGTTGGTACTGGATGATTTAGAGGACTTCACACCTCTTGAAATAAAATCCAACGTGGCCCAACTACTTAAGCAAGCGGACTGGACGACCGGACAATTTGCAAAAGTCTACGGTATCCCAGAGAACGTTGTCGGAGGTCAAGGTGACCAACAGTCTTCACTAGAAATGAGCTCAAATGTCTATTCTAAAGCAGTAGTACGTTACTTAAGACCGTTCCTCAGTGAGTTATCTCAGAAACTTTCATGCGATGTGGATGCAGATATTTTCCCAGCAGTTGACCCGACTGGTGCTAACTATATCAGCCGTATCAATAGCATGGTCAAAAGTGGCACGCTCGCACAAAATCAAGGCTTGTATATTTTGCAACAAGCTGAGATTCTGCCTAAAGAGTTGCCAGAGGGTAAAAACCCTAACCGTACCACATTGAAAGGAGGTGAGATAAATGGGCAAGATTGACATCAAAGGCGATATCGTAAGCGATGATGCCGGGGCGTTTTATGAGTATTTCGGCATGTCTAGTACCTATCCTAAATTGGTACAAGAGGCCATCGCTAACGATGAAGACGAAGAAATTACGCTTAATATTGCATCTAATGGTGGTGATGTATTCGCAGCTAGCGAAATCTATACTATGTTGAAAGCCAGTGGCAAGCGTATTGTGGTTAATGTACAAGGGCTTGCGGCTAGTGCTGCGAGTGTCATTTCTATGGCTGGCGATACCGTGCGTATCAGTCCAACGGCACATATCATGATACACAAAGCGTCTACTGGTATTGTCGGTAATAGCGATGACTTGGAACATCAATCAGCGGTATTGAATAGTATTGACGAATCTATTGCTTTGGCTTACGAAATGAAAACTGGACTTAAGCAACCAGAATTACTTGATCTCATGGCTAAAGAGACATGGCTTAATGCTAAAACTGCTGTAGATAAAGGCTTTGCGGATGAAATCATGTTTTTCGATGATGAAGAAGAAATCGTGGTTACTAATGCCGTACATCAACTACCAAGCAAATCGGCAATCACTAAATTTAAGAATATGATTGCTACACCAAAAACCAATTCATTGCGTGAGCAAAAATTGGCGATTTTACTTGAAAAATGAAAGGAAGATGATTGGTGAAAACATCAAACGAATTGCATGACCTTTGGGTTGCTCAAGGTGACAAGGTCGAAAACTTGAATGAAAAACTTAACGTAGCTATGCTTGATGATTCAGTAACCGCTGAAGAATTGCAAGCAATCAAAAACGAGCGTGACACTGCGAAAATGAAGCGTGACATGTTCAAGGAACAGTACACAGAAGCGCGTGCTAGTGAAGTTGCAAACATGTCTGAAGAAGACAAGAAACCATTGACTGAGAACGAAGAAGAAGTAAAAGCTAACTTTGTTAAAGACTTTAAGAACCTCGTTCGTGGTCGTTACCAAAACTTGCTTGATTCTAAAACAGACGCTTCTGGCTCAGACGCTGGCTTGACTATCCCTCAAGATATCCGTACAGCTATTAATACATTGGTTCGTCAATACGATTCATTGCAAGAGTATGTCAATGTCGAAAACGTAACTACTCTTACCGGTTCTCGTGTTTACGAAAAATGGGCTGACATTACTGGACTTAATAAAATTGACGATGAAGCCGGACAAATCGGTCAAAACGATGATCCAAAACTTTCTCTTATCCGCTACGCTATCAAACGCTATGCTGGTATCTCAACAGTAACAAACAGCTTGCTTGCTGATTCTGCTGAAAATATCCTTGCATGGTTGTCTGGTTGGATTGCGAAGAAAGTTGTCGTTACTCGTAACAAAGCTATCTTGGAAGTTATCGCAACACTTCCAACGAAACCAACATTGGCTAAATGGGACGACATTATTGACCTTGAAGCTAAAGTTGACCCAGCCATCAAACAAACTTCATTCTTCTTGACCAACACTTCAGGCTTCACTGCCCTTAAGAAAGTTAAGAATGCAATGGGTGACTACTTGATGGAACGTGATGTTAAATCACCTACTGGATACTCAATCGATGGTTTCACGGTTAAAGAAGTATCTGACCGCTGGCTTGCTAATGGTACTGGTGGAGCTATGCCACTCTACTTTGGTGACTTGAAACAAGCAGTAACATTGTTTGACCGTCAACACTTGTCATTGCTCTCTACTAACATTGGTGGCGGTGCATTTGAAACTGACACTACTAAGGTACGTGTGATTGACCGTTTCGATGTTGTTAAAACTGATGAAGAAGCGTTTGTTCCAGCGTCATTCAAAGCGATTGCTGATCAAAAAGCTAATCTTACACCAGGGGCTTAATTTAGGAGGTAAGTAATGAGTGTATCTAAGGAAACTATCATGCAGACTCTTAATCTGGATGAGACAGACGACACTGCACTCATTCCAGCTTACATTGAATCGGCTCAACAGTATATTATCAATGCAGTCGGTAATGACCCGAAATTCTACGACCTCGATAGCGTGGAATCTTTGTTTGACACGGCTGTAATTGCTCTCACAAGCTCATATTTCACCTACAGAGTGGCTTTGACGGACACAGTGACTTATCCTATCAATCTCACTTTGAATAGTATAATCGGGCAATTAAGGGGCTTATACGCAACGTATAGCGAGGAAAGAGGTGACTAATGGCTAAAGTTAGATACTTACCCTCAGACTTTCGTTTTAAGGCTGATTTTGGTACTTATCAAAGCACGCCCAACAAATTCACGGGCGTTAACGTGCCTAAATTCGTCAAACAGTTTACGTTGCATTATAAACCACACACTCGCACACTCAATCAAGAGTATTTAGCCCAACAAAATGGCGAAACTGATACAAAAGTTATCGTTATTCGCCATAATGCTAAAGTAGTTGAAGGTCAAGTGGCTGTTTTAAATGGCACTCAGTATGATATTGTGCGAGTTAGTCCAAATGAAAACTTTGGACTTAATCGCTACGACTTTCTGACTTTGAGAAAGCGTAAGAAAGTTGGGTGATGGCTTATGGTAGGGCTTGATAAAGCGCTAGAGGGCTGGCTTGAAACAGTAGCCAGTATTGGCGATTTAACACCAGCGGAACAAGCTAAGATTACCACCGCTGGTGCAAAGGTGTTTCAAAAGGAGTTAGAAGATGTAACCCGTGAGAAACACTACTCAAATAAGAAACATTTGAAGTATGGGCACATGGCTGACGGTTTATCTGTCCAGTCCACTAATGCGGACGGCAGAAAGAACGGTGTGGCAACAGTGGGATGGAAGAATAACTACCACGCCCAAAATGCCAGACGATTAAATGACGGTACCAAGAAGTATCGTGCTGACCATTTCGTTACCAATGTCCAAAACGATAGTGCTGTTCAAAGAAAAGTGCTATTGGCAGAAAAAGAGGAATATGAAAAACTGATTCGAAGAAAAGGAGGGAAGTGATTAAGTGTTAGCGACCGTAAAACTTAAAGAGTTAATTGAGGGCAAAGAATTTGGTGAAATAAGCGAAGTATACGCAAACAACTTGCCCAAAGAGCTCGAAGAAAACACCGATAAGACAATCGTTTTGCTCACTGAAAGCAATCCATCCCTTGATTTGAGTGGAAACAATACCTTTTTCAGTAAAACAGACAGAGTAGAGGTACAGATTTTTTATAAGGCTGATATTGATTTTGATATTGAAGCCTTTGAAATGGAATTGCTTAAATTCCTAAAATCTGAACACTACTCAATTACAGATATGAGAGAACATAGCATAGACCCCGATACATTGCAGATCACGGCGGTCTTTTTTGTTGCTCTCGATAAGTTAATTTAACAAAGGAGAAATTACTATATGGCAATTGTAGGTTTGAAAATGGTCCGCCTTGCTTTGGTTGACCCTAAAACCCAAAAACTACTTAAAGGGGCTGACGGCCTTTCAACAGAAGGCGTTATCGAAGTTGACTCAAAAATGCTTGGTACTCGTACCGCTAACATTTCCAACTTGGAAGGTCAAGCTACTAAGATTCCAGGTAACAACTCAGTGCAAGATGTAATGATTGCACCAGGTTCCCCAACAGTCGCTTTTGACTTCAACAACCTTGGCTTTGAGATCAAACAAAAAATGCTTGGTTTCAAACCAGACGGCAAGGGTGGTTATGTGATGGACGGTGAAAAACCACATACAGCGGTATTGATTGAATCTGAAACACTTGACCGCAAACACTCAGTATTCTTTGGTTTTGCTAACGGTATCATGCAAGAATCAACTCAAAACGTTGCAACAGATACCGATACTGCTCAAACTCGCCAAGATGATAACATGACATTCAACGCCTTGTCAGCGGATGCGTTCGGTGGCGAGCCTTACAAGAAATACTATTCTGGAGCATCTAACTATGATAAAGCGAACATGTTTAAAGAAGTGTTCGGAGGATACGTCCTTCCTGCTGCATCAAATAGTATTTAATAATTCGCAAGAGGTCGGGCTCATGGCCTGACCTCTATTTTTGTTAAAAAGGAGTAAAGACACAATGGAAATCAGAACTATTCAAATTCCGGAAATCAGTAAGAAAGCATTCAAAGTGACAACAAGCAACCGCAATGTATTGCGTATGCATGAATACCAATTGGCAGTCCTTAAAATCAGCGATACTGTTGAAGACGGTGATACACAAGAGCAAGCACAAGCAAGCTTCACAATCCTTAAAGAAATGCTTGGTTTCATTCGTGCCGTTCTTAACTTGGATGATGAAGCCTATGACAAATTGCTTGACTTGGATAATGAGCGTACACAAGAGATTGCCGAAAAATTGGTGGGCTATATGTACGGTTTGACGGACGAACAACTTGAAAATGCCGCTGGTGAAACTGACCCAAAAGAGTAAAGTCTAAAGGGGAACAGATTTTTGATTTAGAAAATAGCATTGAGAACTTAAAACTCGTTGCTAAAAAATCAATTCAAGGTTTTGGGTGGACGCTAGATCAGTATTACGACACTGATTATTACGAGCTAATGAAAATCTTAAATGCCAAAGAGGAAGAAGATAGGATGGTAGACCCAACATCTTTACTCTAAATTTTTGAAGGAAAGGAGGAAAAAATAATACATGGCAAAAGTACAAGCTACCATGTCCACTGAAATCGCCTTAGACACGTTACAAGCGGCTAACTCGATTAAACGACTAACTCAGTTAGTCAATAGCTCTAC